TTTACAAAAGGACCGCAGGGTGGTGAGGTAGGAACTGGATTAGCTGGAGGACTTTATGGTTTTGCTATGCCAGAAGAAGATGGTGATCTATCAAAAAGATTTTCAAGAGCTGCTTTAGGTTTTATGATGGGATTTGGCGGTATTAAACTTGCTAAAAAAACTCAAGTACCACAATCATTAAAAGATGCTAGAGCTGAAAAATTAGGAATGCCAGTAGAGGAAGATTTAAGCATAGCTAGTTTCTTAGCAAAAGCATTTGTTGATGGTTACAAAGTTCCAAAAGTTATAAAAAAATTAGAAACAGAAGATTTAGAAGGATTAAAAAATAAAATAGAATTATCTTTTTTAAGAATATTTCAAGAAGCAAATCAATTAAGTTCAAGTGAGAGAAAAGTTTTATATAATCTATTAGAGGGTGATATAAAATTTGATGTTGTTCCTAAAGACTTAGCTCGTATAGCAAAAAAAGCTAGGCGTAATATTACTAAAATTACACAAATGTATATTGACGCAGGATTAATTACTGAAGAAACTGCATTAAGAAATATAGAAAGATATATTAAAAGATCATATGGTGGTAAAGATATTTCAAAAATAGGTTCTGAATTAAGGGCTAGAGGTGTTATTGAAACTATAACACCTAATGAGTGGATGAATAAGTATAGTAAAACAAAAGCATTTAAAATAGATGATGCTGGAAAATTTGTTCCATTAGAAGATCACAGAGGTTGGGAATTATTTGGTAATGTACAAGTTAAAAAATTTGAAAAGGCAGAAAGAGCAACAGAAGATAAAGTACAAGAATTAATAAAAGCTGGTAAAGGTGATGAGGCTTCTCTTAATATTAGATGGGAGTATACTAAACAAGAACGTTTAGGAATGTCTGAGATAGAAGATGGTGCATTTGCTATCATGGAAACTGGTAGATTAATGGCACAAACTTTACCTAGATATAAATTCTATGGTGATATAGCTGCACAGGCTTTTACAAAAACATCACCGACAGCTGATGAAATACAAAAACTTAATTTAGTACAGGTTCCTGAAAGCAAAAGACCAGGAACAATACAATTTACTTATGGTAAATTAGCAGGTAAATTTATACCTAGAGAAGTATACGAAA